CAATACTATTAGCAACTACTTTATAAAAAGTTATTTTATATGGGACTACACCACCATCATCTTCTAAAACCATTGGCACTTCTATATATTGTCTATATAATCCTATAACACCGGCAGTTTTTTTCATACTACTTTTTAAATACAACAATTCATTCTCTAAACGTTTTATTTCATTTTCAAAATAATTTTGCATATTACCACCATCTTTCCGTAACACTTATAATATTTGCAGATGACAAAATCTCCACCGTATCTACAGATGGTTCTGATCTTGCCCATTCAAAACGCATTAAACACCCCATGCCAGCATTTATATATTCTACACCCCTTTCGCTAAGTGCAGTATAATCAGATAATATTATGCCTGTCCCTTGTATAAAAGGGTATGGTGAGGAATTTTGTGAAAAAGTTATATTCAACTCTATATAATAAGCAAAAAGCTGTCCTGGGGGGTGTAAAGTAACCGTATATTTATATAATTTTAACAACCCTAATCCTCGCTTATGTGCCGTCTTCAAATTAGTCAGCTCTCTCTTAGCCTCTTTCAACCGCACACTCAATAAATCAACCGTCATACACGCTCCAGCACTGGTGTTATAAGTTCGTCCCCAGCCGATGATATTGTTACAGTAAGCTCATTCACTCTAAAATCACCATTAGTCATACCAGTTAAATCAATCTCATTATTTATTGTTATTGTATCACCAATCCAAATCTTTTTTGTCCCAGTAGGTTTTGGGGCAATCTGTTTGCCATGTAAAGTTATCTGTGGTTTCCAAATTGGGTTAGAATCATTAAATAATTTTGCATAAATATTACGCTCCAATACTGTACCAGTAGATATACTAGAATCCTGATATAATTCCTCAAAATACCCATATTCTGCAACAGATTCAGCGTCCGAATCAAATCTATATATCACCGTGTTCTCATCAGCATTTGATGATACTTCGCCAGCCCCAAGACCAATAATCGCACTAGCAAATCCATTAACCTCAGAGGCTTGTATAGATGTTGCGCTTGGGGCGTTTAAAATAGTAGGATAATTAGCCACCCAATCATTTATGACATCACCGAAATTAGTATCAGACCGAATATCATAAGTCTTGTCTGCATGAAAATACACATCAAATGGTCCGGCACCAGTAGTGTTATCACAACGATCACAAATCCAATCTTTAACTGTCTTATAATTGTCAAAAGTATGAGTGATATTAGCTAAATTATCTATTGTCCCTGCTACAAACCCATAAGATTTGCCAGCGTCACCCGATACAGTATTCGCAAATTGTATCATGTTAGACACGAGCGTTCCTGCATACCCACTAATAGTCCCCAGAGGCAAATTGGTGCTAGTATCTCTAATATAAACACCGGACAATAAATTTAAATACCCATCAAAATGTAAAGATAAATCCGCACTTGTCTGCAAAGGTGTATAAGATGGCATAGTAGCTAAAAATCCACCGACTACCTCTATACCATCACGCACTAGCCTACATTCTAATGCCAATGGTTTCAATATATTGTTAAAATCAAAATTCCTATCCTCGCACCACTTATTAAAAATCACGTCATTAACTGTAAAGTCTATTGAATCAGTCCCTATTTTAGTCCTACGCCTAGTGTAAGTCAACCCCTCAGCAATTCTCCGACAATCTCCAATCAAAGTCCCATTTATATATAAATTTACTTCATATACTGCTGTTTCCATTATCCTACAATCTCCTGCCACCAAATTGTGGATTCTGCAGCGTCAGCATTTGTTGTTGTGTATGTCACACGATTAATACCAGGCTTTAAATACACCCAATCCCCAGATATATTACCTACTACACTTGTCCCATTCAAAGTGGCTGTTTTATTAAACATATCTACTCGTAATGTCTGTGAAGATGTTATAGAACCTGTATAACTCAATGTCGTATTTGTTGTTAATACTGATATTTGCGGATTTACTGCTGGTCCTGTTAATTCCCATACTGGATAAACATTATCAATAGACTCAATGTCAATCATTGTCGGACCACCACCTGTACCCTCTTCCCAAGTTGCACCGTATTCGTCCCACACTACGCCACCACCGTCAATTGCCATTAAATCTACGCTTAAAATCGCTTGTAATTGACCATCAACATTAAATATAGTTACGCCATCATATGTCGTACCACCAAGTAATGCTTCTAATTGGCTAACCAAATCTGCATTTGTTATTTGCATGTCTGTTGCAGTTGTCAATATACCATATAAATTAGCAAAATGGTTTGCTAACCAAGCTGGGAACGCAGAGGCGTCTGTCATTGTACTTACTACTTGGCACCATAAGTTATTGCTTGATGTTATACCAAATTTTCCTACGCCAGCCCATGTAGTATTTGAATAAGTAAATATATTAGACAATAATACATCATTTTTAATGCCATATGCTCCAACAAAGCCAACTTTATAAAATTGCCCGTTGCCATTACCACCCCAATCAGCAATTGAAGACATATCAATCTTTTTTGTTTCTTTATGTATATACCAATCCCCATTATCTTTGTAGATATAATCTTGGTAAGTGCCAATTTTGCAGAGTTCAATAGGAGTAAAGTACGGAGCAAAAGTAGTAGCAGTTGAGCCTTTTTCTATCTGGATAGTAGCTAAAATATTTGAAATAGTCGTATCATCAGTTGTCCATGCTACATATAAATACATATATTTAGCATTATTCGGGGCTGTAGTAGATATAGAATCATTACTAGAACCCCAAACAGACCTATTTATATATGTATCACTTGTAGAAGTTATAATTTTATCAGTATATGCGATTGAAGCAGAGCTATCAATTATACTCCTATTTGTGCTAGAAACCGTATAGGATTGACCAGATTCCACTGGTATTACTATAACTACGGCAGCACTACTTTGACTAAATCCAGATGAAGTAGGATAAAAATGCGAGATGTTAGAGTTGTCTTTATCAAACAAATTCTTCCCCAAATTGATTTCATAACTCTGGCTTTGGCTATCACCGCCTGCTATAGTGACCACTTGCCTACCAGTCACCGTATTCACTGTCTGTGGATAGTCTGGGTTTGGTGAAGCTATGCCACCAACATAAGGCTCGTAAGAAGTAGGGCTAGATCCAGATTCAAGCTGTACATAAAAATTTTGAAGATTATAAGTGCTACCACTCGTAACTTGGATAAGGAATTTAACATATTGAGTGTCAGGATTTTCTAGAACAACCGTTTTAGAAGTCCCAGTTTGTAAACCACCAGCTATTAGTTGTTTAGAAAATGTGCCATCGGATTGTGAACTCTGTACAAATATAGGCAAAGTCCACTGCATATTTTGTGGGATATGTATAGTGTATGTATTCCCACCAACTAATTGAGAGCCTGCCAATGGTTTAACTACATAAAAATTGCCAGTAGCCGACGCTGTGCCAGTAAGGTCAAAAGTGCCATCATCATGCACAGTCATAGTAACGTGATTAACTGTTTGGGAGTTTGGCATAGCAAATAGGTTTTTCCCACTATAGGTCTGCTGAGTAGTGTCGCCTCTTAGTTCTACGCTAGTTAATGGGTTCCCATCAATAGTCCCATTAACTGTGAAGTTCGTACCCTCTCCACTCAATGGTGTTTCTTCACCATTCTCCCAAATCAACCCACCAGTAGCCGAAGTTGCAACTTTCAATGTTGCACTTTCACCGTAGATTTCTTCGCCCTCACTATCTTCTTCATAATTATAATAGTTTATATCCTCAAAATTCATGGAGATATGATATTTCGGGAATAGTTGATATAATTCCCTAACTTCAGGTGCCTCTACAATAAAACCTTGTCTTCTCTGGATTGCTGAACCGTTAGGCAATATATACACCACCTTATAATAGTGATTCTTCCTAAAGAACTTAAAAAAATCTCTACGATTCTGTTCAATAGTCGCTTTATCAACACTAGAATCACCAATATAACCATCAAAAGCCTGTGATGAGCTACGCCGAACTTGCCCAGCCAACATTATACCATCATTGCCTTGCACCTCTACAATATCATTTTGATATGCGTTCGCTGCAAAATGCAATTGGCTATCCACGAATTCAAACATCCTAGAACCAAGCAAAAATCTTTCGCCATCATCACGCACGAATAGCGCTAAAATAAAACATTTTGTTTCTATTTGGTCTAAATTCATTATACTGCCCTCCTTATACTTTGAAGCATTATCTGACCTATTTCTTGAGCGTCAAGTTTGTTATTGATTTGGTTGGTCATATATACATTTATTTTACTACCAGTTGCAGAATTTGTCGAAAAATCATCTGAATAGTTGCTTAATATTCCACCTGTCCAATCGGTCACTTTTCTATCGTTTATTTGGTCTAGCGTATCATACCCAATTGCCTGCGCTGCTGCCGCATTTATCACATACTCACCATTAGAAAGCATTGCCGGTATAGAATCGCTTGTACCAGTTCCAGGCCCCTCAACTTTACCACCTTGAGCGAATAGATGAGCATAGCCAGCACCGTAATTAACACTATGCCCAGTTACTAATGCTACTACTGCCACGATAGCGTCTGAAATGGCATGGATAAGTGAAGCAAATGCGTTTACTACTCCAGTTACTCCCTCGAGAGCTGTCTTGATTGCTTGGCCCATCATTAAGAAACCCTCGCCACATGCCTTCACAATCTGAGCTACCCCCTCCAACGCTGCTTTCACAACATTAGTTAATATATTAGAAACTGCATTAAGCACATTTGTAAATGCTCCACTTAGAGAGTTAATAAGTGGAACTAACGCATTTTGAGTTAGATTAGTGATTACATCTCCAACCGTTGTCAAAATAGTCACTAAACTATCTGTCAAAAATTGACCTAGCGGGATTAAAGCACCTTGCGTCAAGAATACTACAGAATTTGTCAATGCCTCTATCAAATTCAATAAAGTATCTGCAATAAAGTTTGCAATTGGCATAACTACATTATTCATCAAATCGGTCAGAACTGGCATAATCGCCCCAACTGCACTACCAATTAACCAAATTGCGGCTGCGATTGCGGCTGCAGCGGCGGCGAACATCAACGCACCCATTAAAATTGCTGGGCTAGACATAGCTTGGAAAAAGCCAGCTAAAGCCTCACCAAGCCCTTTTAAGGCTTCTTTAAGTGGCTCGGTTATAGCGTCTACCAATGCTGTCAAAATTTCGCCAATATTTTTCAATGCAGATTTAATAGCATTAGCCAATTTCTTGAATATATCACCTACCTTTTCAGCGGCACCACCAATTGGGCTTTTATTAAACACACTCGTTACTTTAGATATTCCAGAGCTAACTCCATCAATAGTTTTGCTAAATACCTTTGTTACCGCATTAACTGCTGTTTGTATCTTGTGATATGCTTTCAATGCTGTATTTATCGCAATTACTGTACCAGCTACCGTTCCTATTACCGCTATAATTGGTCCTATCACATTCCAATGTTCTGCTATAAAATCAATTACTGCTATTACGACATCTGCCATTTGGCTAAAGCTAGCCGATATCGCATTTATTGCCTTTGCGATTTTCTCACTACCGATATGATCAATTATCTTGGCTATTGCTTTACCGATTCTGTTTTGTACATTCTCAAGAGCTGTTCCGATACCATCAGTATTTTTGCGAGCTAACTCTGTCAAAGACTCCATTTCACCAGAGCCATCAACATTCATCTTATGCAAAGCATTTAAGAAATCTCCAACTGTTTTTGTGCCATTTGCACTAAACTGCTCCTTTAATTCTCCTACGGTGATTTTCGCTTCTTTAGCCATAGCAGCGAATACTGGAGAAAAACCATTGTTCCTAAGCGAATTCCATGTCTGAGCGTCCAATGGTCCATCTAAGGATAACTGTCCTAATTGCATTATAGCGGTTTCAATTTGCTCTGTTGTAGAGCCAAATGCTAAACCTGCATTATTCATGTCTATAAATACTTCAGTACCTTTTTCAATACCACCGAACGAGGCAGATAAAGATTGTACTGCCTTTACAGCAGTTGTCATAGAAGTCGGGAGTCCGTCCAAATAACTATTTAAGGTTGCCATAGATTCAGATGTAGATTCAGCAGTATAACCCATAGCTGTAAATACTTTTTGTGAATTATTCAATGTATCCACACGAGCTATTGCCGTATCTAACCCCGATGTAACCTTATTAAATACAGTTGTTAAACCTTTAGATATCAAATTACCTGCAGCTACCGTCAAAGCGTTGCCGAAACTATTACCAGCAGTAGTACCACTAGCTTTTGCGTCTTTTTCAACTTTATTCAAACTGGCTTTGACATCTTTACCATCAAATGTTAGTTTGATTACAGCTTCACCAACCTGTGTTGCCATTATTTACCTCCCTCTGCAAGTTTTTGCTCAGTTTTTAGCATTTTAATTGCGGTTTTAAGCGATTTTGGGGCATGTCCGGACTTAGTAGGTTGATTAGCTCCAGCCACGCTCGCCACAATAATATTCTCAATCATCAAACGATTTTGGGCCTCTCTCGCTCGTTCTGCTTGTATATAATGCAACATGTTTTCTTCAGATATTTCTCCATACTTCCAAGCTATGTAAGTGTCATAACCAAATCGAGCAATTATTTCTGCTATATAAGAGTCAATCGTACTAAAACTAACCTTTGCACCTTTTCTATTTGATTCATGTACTTCTTCAATCTGTTCGTCAGTAAGAAAATCCGAAGCCCGAGAAACCTTGACCTTTGCGGTCTGCTTTACGTTGTCAAGGTTAAGTTCAGGCTTCGTCATTCTCACTTACTCCTAGGCGGATACATCCGAATAAGCACCAGTGGTTGCGTTCAATCGCTTCTTAGCGGTCAAATCATAATCACCGAGGCGTACTGAATATTGTGGGTATCCATCGCTTGCATGTAGAGCTGAGTTGTAGATGATTGGGTGAAGTTGGAGTGTGATAGTTGGAGTATCACCAGTACCAATTTCGATATCATCATCAACACTAGGAACACAACGAGTCAATTCTACATCAGCACTAGAGCCATCATCACAAAGCCCTTGAGCAATAACTGACATGTAATCACCCTCAGAACAGATATCAGTACCGTCCCAGATGATGTTGCCAGCGCTTGCACTAGCACCAGCGTAGGTTGCGGCGTTCCATTTCTGGATAGCTTGTCCTAAGTTCTTGAATGTATCCATCAAGAAAGTGATAGAACCGGTGAAACTGTCAAAAGTCCCAGAGATAGCAGTTTCGCTAGTGCCTAAGCTAGAGGCTCGGCTTCTTTTGCGAGGTGCTACATTTACTGTCATAACAGTATCTTGACCCAAATCATCAGCTTCAAGCGTGAAAACGTCCCAAGAATTCGTGCTAGAATCCCATTTTCGGAACACTACCCTGCGAAGTTGGGTTATATTTTGAGTAGCCATTTGTAAACCTTTCGTTATTAGTTGATATCATATACCAGTTCTGCACTGGCAATCTTTACAACCAGATTATTTTCAGTAACTACAAAGTTCTGTGGGGTAGTTGTAGGCCTTATACGAACATTTGAGAAACTATAAATAGTACCACCGACGCTTCCGACCAAACTGCAAAAACATGGGTTTGCTATAATCCACTCTAAAATCTCTTGGTGAACTGCCTCGGTCTTTGGTTTATTCGCCAAAGCTACATAAAAGTCCACCGTAGAGTGTAGATTTAATCCTTTTGGAGAGTTTGAGGCATTTCCACCTCTAGTAACTAACCATACTCCACTAGCTGGTTTTCCATTTGATTGCAACGGTGCTTGTTCCCAAAAACAATTCTTGTCAATCTCAAGATCAGCTACATTGTCAGCAACCATTTGTTCCAATAAAGCTAGGGTTATCATTTAGTTATATCTCCAAAGTATTTTTGCATATAGTCACCAACCATAATGCTTTTTTGTGCATTTTCCATGTAATGCTCTGTGGCTGGGTTACGGTTAGGACCTTGCTCACGCTTCCATGCGTAATCGACCTTTTTACCACCGTATGTCCCACCGGCAATCACTTCAACGGTGTTTTCATTCACATCTTGCACTCTGATTGTATTTCTCAAAGCGCCAGTTACTACTGGGGCGTTTCGTCTAGCTTGTGCTGCTATATCAAACCCCATTGTAAACAATCCCTTAACAGCTTTTGTGTTCATCAGGTTTAATACTGAATTATCCCATTTCAATGTGACACTAGCTGTTGTCTTCGCCATCAGTTGTAACCTCAGTCTGCACAACTTTTAGCTCTATATGTTCAATATTGCCAGTATGTTGATTTTTACCAATCCCAGCGTCTATTATCATATAATACGAATCTTCTTCACTATTATATAACATATAGCCTGAAACTAATGTATTGGTATTCAATGTTGGCATTTGCTCAGGCTTACAATATAATAACATATCTGATTTTAAGGTTTCAATATCAGTATTTACCGATGAATTATTACCCTCATCTATTATTACATCTATATCACCAGTCTTTGTAAATATATTGCCAATTAGAGTACCATGTTGGCAAGTTCCAATCTGCCATACACCAGTTATTATCGCATTTGGAAAAGCATTAAAAATTGAGAAGTCCATTGTTATAATATCCACAGCAGTGGCATGATGAACGCTCAACTTTGACAATAGTGTCGCATTGTGAATATTTTTCTATAATATCACTATATTGCGAATATATTTGCTCAAAAGCGTTGGTGGCACTACTCTTAAAATTGATTGTAAAGTTTCTGACGCTTTTAGACTCGATAGTATCATCTGCACCCATATATTTTAGGGTTGCACTAATAAAATTAGCTAGTAATAAAGCTAAGTCTGTATTAGTAGAATCAAGATCTGGAAAAACGTCTAAACAAAGGAGAGACGCAAGACGAATCTCAGCAATACCCTCTAACAATTCCCAATCATCTTTACCATAATTGATAATCTGACCAGTTAAAGTAGAATATTCTTTTTGCGTTAAATTAACATCTTGCGCCATTTTCAATCTCCTAATTAAGCACTAACAGAGCCAAGGCCCTTGATAGCTGCGGCTGATTTGTACTTAGTCAAAGTACCGCCAAGAGGCATTTCGTTCAAAAGGATGTTTTCGTTAGTAGAAACATCAAAGAATGGATATACTCTTGGGTTTCTTTCACCGGTGGTGGTGTAACCGTTGCGTACCAATAGGTAAGCGTCGTTAGTGTTGTCATATTCCATCCACATAGGAGCGAATACACGAGCAACACGGAAGATATCCTCAGCAGTTGCACCTGGTTCGATTAGATAGCGGTTGTAAACCTTAGCTTGGAAAGCAGCGGTCAATACGCTTGGCTTTACTACCAAGATTTGCTCACCCTCAGAACGAATCCATTGGCGAGCGCCCACTACACCATCATAAAGGTTATCGCCGTCATTTACTTCATATGTAGAGGCTACTAAAGTACCATAGCCACTTTGTGCTGCACAGTCAGCAGCGATTGGGAATAGACCAGTATTGGTGCTGGAATCAAACATTCTCAAATCTGGAGTTCCAGTAGAACGACCATCACCGATAAAGATAGCACGCTCAACGGAAGCTACGATTTGGTCATAGAGTTCCCTTGCTCTAAAGTCTAAGAGTTCTGGATTCTCATAGATTTCCATAGCGTCAAGGCTAAGTTTCTTGTAGATCATCTTGTCGTAAGCAACACGGATGGTGTCAACAATGGTTTCATCAACTTTTGAATCACCTGGCTTGTGACCTTGAGCTTCGTTACCATAATCAGCAGTACCAGCAAGAGCGTTGTTTCTCAAACCTCTACCATTAGTACCACCAATGTGATAGATATAATCAAGGATACCATCGGACTTTTCCATAGCCTCGGTGAACATGTTGGTGATGTTCAACGGAGTACCAAGTCCAGAGATTCCATCTTTTGTAGCGTTAGAAAACGCAGTTTCAAATCTTTGGTCGAATTTCATGTTGGAAGCCTTTAGAGCGTCACGGATCGCATTGTAGCGAGCGGTCTTAGCTTCAGCTTTTACATCTTTCGACACAACTGGAGTTTCGTTTTTCACAATTCTGTCCCTCGTTAGATTAATATTAATATTGTGAACTACATTATCCTTTTTGGAGTCTGCAGTTTCAACTGGAGCCTCAACAGCTTCAGCTTCTCCCTCAGCGTCTTTAGTTTCAGTTTCACCCTCTACTTCGTCTTTGGCTTCTGCCATTGGCTTTGCAGTTGGTTGCACTTCACTTTCAGGCACATCAGTTGTGAACTCGTCCGTAATTTCTGCGACTTTTTCCACAATTTCCTCAGCGAGTTTTTGCTTCATAGCCACATTCTCTTTAGGAGTGAGTTCGTCTTTAGTATCGCTCATTTGAGTTTCTCCTAAATTATTTATATTATTACCATCTTCGGCTTCTTCGGTTTCGCTACCCTTAGCCCTCACCGCCTCAGCGTCTTTATGGTCAATAGTTTTAGCACGGGGGTCGTTACCTGTCAAAACCATCGATATCTCCCGTAATATACCGATTGGCTCATCAATTTCGAGTCCTACGCCATAATATCCATCAGGGTACCAATCAATCCCAGTAGAATAACTAGCGTCCTCAGATATAGCCCACGCATGGTCTGCTAATCTATCGTTATTTGCAAAATACATGCGTGCATGAAGCCCATCAGAATCCATCCACACTTTGCAAGAACCAAACTGTTTTTCAATAGTATCTACTAATTCACCATCAACAATAGTCCCGTGGTCTGCTTGAGCTTTCACGGTATATTCTTCAGTTTGTTTATCAGGATCAGAATTTAGCGTTTTAATCGCAATAGGTTTACCATCTCTACCCATAACAAAAAGATTATCCAAATCTCTTACTTCCCCCGATTCCATAATTTGCCCAGAATTTGCAAGAATATTGCGAAAGCGACGCTCCTCCGAGCTTTTAGCGTCCTTAAGCACTGTAGCGTCGTAGAACTTCATATTTTTAGTTTATCACATAATTTACCATTTTGCAATCAAAAACCTAATGTCGTAAAATACATAAAAAAAGCGACATCAAGGAAGCCGCCGTGGTCATACATTTAAGTAGTGGTATTCATGCATTATTGGAGTTATTTTTATTTTGACGGCGGCCTGATAAAAGATATTTGGGTACGAGAGGCGCTGACCTCTACATCTTTATAATACCACGAAAAACCCCGCAAATGCAAGCGGGGTTTCCGAGATAGTGAATCACCCCCTTAGCTCATCGATTGAGCAAATACCATGTTTAGCGTATTGTTCGAATAGTTCGATATACTTTTCTGCTGTGGTCCGAGGACCTTCAAATTCAACGCAGACCGTTTTACCACTAACACATGGTTTGCCACCGATGATACTTATACATTCGCATAAAGTTTTCAGTTCTTTTTCATTGTCAACTGTAGCGGCGCATATTAGTTCCATTTTCACCACCTCCTTTAATGTGCACCCCCTTATATATATAATACCACATAAAAAGAGCCATCTCGCAGTTTGATGGCTCTTTTACAGAATTTGTGTGATAAGTGGGTATATTTATATTATATCACATTATTTTGTTTTGCAATGGTCATTTCGTATATATTCTACATCTTTTTGCAATTTATCCACAGATTGTGCAAGATATGCTTGCCTTTCCGCCATAACAGCCAAACTTTTGCTATTTTCTGCGAATTTTTCGGCATATCCATTATGCGAATCTAACCTCTCTTTTATCTTTTTTTGTTCCTCTAAAATCATAGCCAACTGATCTTTTTGTGATTGCTCACGTTCTGCGTCTTTTATAGCGTCCTCTTTTGATTTCTTCAATGAAATAGCATAATTCCCGACAAAAGAGCCTACGATAGCTAAACTTCCGCTAATCAATGGGACTATGATATCTTCTGACATTCTTATTTCCTCTTGCTCTGAGCTGTTTTAGATACTTCGGCGTCATTAGATATTTTAGCAATTCCTAAGACAACGCCGATAAATGTTTCAACCGCTACAAATGTTGATAAAATAGCGTCAATAGGCAATCCCCAATTCCAAGCTGCGTTTAGAGCTGAGATTAATGTAGCTATTGCTGGTAATACAATCCATGTAAACCATCTTAATATTTCATATAATTTATCTGGTAATTTCATGCTATGCCTTTCTGATATCATTGGTATTCATTGCAGCCCACACAACCATCTGACCATTTCTAGGTGCAGATAAAACAGCTCGGTCACCATTTATTTGCGTAATCGTATAATTATCATCATATTGCACAAGTGGTGTTCCGTTGTAATCTACCAACTTAGTCGGCACTACTACATCACCAACCTTAAAACCATCATCAGGCTCTGGTGTTGGCTCTGGTGTAGGTTCAGGCGCTGGCGTTGGAGCTGGTACTGGATCAGCTACCCATTCTACTACACGCTCATCATTGAGTGTTTCAGACCAACCAACTACCGTCATGCCGGCAAGGCTAGATAAGTGTTTACCATCTGAATACACATCGCCATAATAATCCACCATTACATGGGCATATGGGCTACCAGTTTCTGCAAAGATAGGTACAGCCACATTGGTTGGGATATCCAAACCATCATGAAAAGTACCAGCTCTTTTAGAAGCGTTCATAGCGTCCCTTGCACTAGCATATTTAGGGCCAATTCCATAACCAATCCGAACATTCTGTAGACACAGACCAGGTGTTGTACCCATTTTACTTAAATCAAAGTTTCTAGTTTGTTGCCAAGCCATTTTAAGCCTCCTCTACCTTTATTAAATTTTCACCCTCATCTTGGTTTTCAGGCTGTTCCCCCTGATATTGTTCCAGAACTTCCTCTGGTGTGATTATTTCTTCTATCTCTTGAGCCATATTTTCTCCTTTCTTATTATTATATATATTTAGTATAGTTTATTATGCCCATTTCCCAGGTATAAAATATGATGTTGAATATTGTCCATCACTGCTTAAACCAGTGACCACATCTCCTACGCATACTGGTAACATGATTGAGCCTTGTGAAGACCGAGCTCCATTTGGCGCTTGTGCCTCAGTCGTATCAGTATGCACAACGTTACCATTTATATTAATTATTGCTGTGTATTGTTCAGTAGTACTATATCCATAATAATGCGCTACTATCCATCCATCGGCTGTAGCTGTATAAGTAGTGATACTTCCCAAACTTACCTGATTAGCATAATCCGGCACCCATTTTAATAACGTTGGATAATTGATTTTGCTAGATGTCACCGAATTGTCCTCTATTTGATTTGTTCCAATTTGAGCATATTGACCGGCAGTTATTTCATTAGCCGTGATATCGGTAGTGCCACTAGCCATGGTGATATAAGCAATTACTACATAATACGCAGTTGTTCCACTTGCCCCATCTGCCGTAATAGCTGTCCTAATTTGTGAATCAGATGGATTAACTGGCGCTAAACTTGTTGTCCCCTCTACTACAATCAATCCACAAGCTGCTGGGTTGTCTGTTACTGTATCGGTTCCAGATGGTGGATTATCTACATATGCTACTATTGCGTCAATTCGAGCATTTGTACCAGGTGCTGCACCAATAGTCACATTAATTGGTGAATTGCTGATATTATTTATAGAAGTTTTATTGCCGGCATTATCAACAGCAATAGCCGTATCTCTATGCACGCCATCACCGCCTATAGACACCGTAAGCCCTGAGTTAGGGTTGCATGCCCAACCACTCAAAATACCCCGTGAAAAAGCCCCCATCACGTCATTAAACGCATTGACAGATGTTCTACCGCCAAATGCACCATTTGTTCCTATACTATTGTTAGGATTAGTCATTTTTTTCCTTTCTTATTAAATCATTATACTCGGCGAAACTCGCCACTCGCATTTTCACTTTTACTGCATTACATTTGGGGCAATTCAACACACAATCTATACTCCTGTCCGTATCCCCAAGAATCCACCCACATTTTGGACATCTAATCTTAATAGCACCCATTATACTAACACCTCATCAAAGTAACATCTACAATTAACATGTGCGTCCGGTATTCTTCCGCTGTCATTCCAACTTGAGTGCTCCCAACTTATTACCCCATCTTCAGTTTCAACTGTATCAGGAAATGCTTTGCCCAAATCTACTCTAGTACCCTCCATAGCTTTACAAATCGGACATACATTTGCGTCATGTGATGTTTGCCATACTAATTGCACATGCAACCCATATTTTTCAGCCAATGACTCATCTTGCTCTAGCCGACCAGACCGAATTGCATAAAGCGTTTCATTCCTTGCAATAAGCTCTGCCTTTTCTCTCGGCATAACTTCTGACAATCTCTCGGCTATTTCATTGGCAGTCAAGTTCTCCGTACCAGCAAGTGTCTTTTCAATTATCTCTTGGGTGTAGTCTACATATCCATTTGCTAATTGCTTTGCCCTAGTAGATATACGCTCTCTTAGAGAATCTGATATATAATACTCGCCATGATTGAGTGTCGTGGTGATTTCATTCGCTACATCTTCATCAGCGAGCAACGCCAACGCTTTCATCCCCTCTTTACTACCCATCAAAGCGTCATCAGCAAGAATATCCATCATTTTTTCAATAACTTCATCGATATTGTATTTTTCCTGCTTCATGATCTTATCCGCAAGAGCAATAAGCTGGTCATACAAAAGTTTTTCTTCTTTTGTCATCTCTGGTAATTTATCTAGCGAATGGTGGCAGTTGCAATTATGACCGTGGATTACATCTGCCACTTGCTCTTTTGGGCAAGGTTTTACCTCATCTACGGTGGCTTTGGCTGGCGTAGGTGCCGTATAATCAATCTCTACTGGCGAATTTAACTCACCAACCAAACCCTTATTATAAATCCCCCTAGCAGCGCTCAGCCATTCTTCCGGCAACTCCAAAGCCTCTACCGCAGCTTCTCCGCTTGCACCAGCGCTAATCAAATTTACTAAAGCCTCGCCACGAATACGCCCAATCTCAGCTTTTGCCTTTTGCCTCTCAGTTAATTCTGGTATTTCAAGGTCAAATGTAATTCTATATCCAATTCCACCAGTTATTCGGTTTAATTCATGCTCAAACTGATTCCAGAAACTAATCAAAGCTGGATACACACGATTCATTATAAACTGCTGTCTTGTAAGCTCTGCATTGTCATATTTAGCCGAGCTATCATCACCAAGAATAAAGTTAGACACCCCAACACTCTTATTTAAGCGGTCATTAACAATATCTACAATCTCACGAATGGCCAAAGTAGAGTTATTACCTTGAATTGTCTTCACTTCTACTTGGTCAACACTTTGTCCAGTATCATTATCATATTGCCTCCAAGCATAAACTGTCTTGTTGCGGTTGTGAGCGCCCTTGAGTTTATTTTCCAACTCTTTTCTTGTCTTATCATATTTCTCAAATGTACTAGCAGTAATAAATGTAATTGTTGCTGGAATAGCCCCATTCTCAAAATAAGCCCTTTGGTATTGTGCAATTAAATCATCAATCTGCGCCCACACACGAACCGCACTTGCTGGAGATACACCACGTTGTACATCTCTAGGACTTCTAGAAAACCTAAGTCGCATGACTTGGTCTTCTTCTAAAGTTTCCATGCCGTCAGTTGTCATTACTTGCCAAATCCAACGACCATAACCGAGATAAATCCGGCATTGTGGTGGGATAATAGTATAACCAATCACATTATCCCTATCATCTTTCCATACATGAATGTCAAGCTCATCTTCAGTAAGCCATGAGGCAAACATTAAATCAGCAAACTCAGCCCAACCCATCTCATCATTAGGGTTCCTAAGCCATGCAAGCTCTGGTGCTCTAGCTTCTGGTACTCTCGCACCTCTCTCTGTCACCGCATACGGCATGACTACTTTCATTTCATTGATGAGCGGTCTTACCTGAGCAAATAAATTTTCATAATCTGAACATAATGGGCTTAGAAAGAATTGATTAGCAAGCTCTCTAGAAAAATTACGGCTCTTTTTACGTCTAACAGCGTCCTTAAAATTATCTAACCACCGCATTTTTGCCACCTTTTTTATTCTTCTTAATTGCTTTCTTAACAACTACTTCTTTTTCTTCTGGTTCTTTTTCTTTTACAATAAAATCTTCTAAATGATATGTATATTTCTTCCCATCTGTGAAAAATGGCATAGAACCTATGCCTTTGGTAACAGCTTGGTATACAAGTTCACGCCCCTCATCACTAGCAAATGAAACTTTTCGTACATTCAAATTTTCATCAAATATAAGTTTTTTTAGTTTACGCCCACGATCACCACACATAACGCAATCTTGGTAAACGCATATTATTTCATTATTCATCAATGCCCCCTATCGCTCTATCAATATATTTCTCTATTGCTCCATCAGTAGCCCTAGACAATCTATTCAATCCAGTTTCTCCACCAGCAAGGTAAGTTCTCAATACAATTTTATCGTCAACACTTAACCGTTGCCTAATAAAATCTTTTGCATAATCTTCCTCAAAACAAGAAGCCAAGACATCATCTGCTTGTCTTGCCTTTTCTTCCGTTTCATAACTAATATCCTGTAAACGCAATTTTTTCTCTGCGTCTATTTTAGGCTCGCATAACTTCCCCTTGAAGTCTATTGGTTCGAGTCCGTTAAAGTGTAGCATGCTCTTTGCTCCTGTTTAGCTACTTTTATAGTAGCACATTTTAAACAATATCACAATATATCCCCTATCCCTCAGTTAGAGGGTATAGGCAAGAAGTTTACGGCTTAACAGTCCTGTGCTAGTGTCTAGAGCGTTACCAAAAGACTTTATAGCGACATTATTTCAAGCGTCCTGCTCTCCACTTATTTAAGTCCTTGAGCTATGGGATTTAGTCTGAGGGCTAGGTCGTGGGGATTCACGTTGCCTAGATTTTACTCGCTTGCCCATTTTCTACGTTGGGTTCGGTAGCGTTTTTTATAACGATGTGTTATAATGTTTAGTAGTAGAAATCGTAAACTTGGGTCTACTACATGGAAGTCCGCTAAGGGCTTCCTTTTTATGGACTGTTAATATACTATTTCTATTATACCACATTATTTGCATATATCGTGCGAACCTTGAATCGTCCATGAGCAACCATTGGCGGCGGCATAATCGGCACGCCTTTGGTCTTTGTGATTTTCATATATTACCATTAAACTAAGCACGATGGCTACTGATAAGATTATTTTGATGGTGGTTTTTATTTTTGTTTTCATTATGTTTCCTTTGTTTTTAATTAATTTTACTATAACTTATTATTTTTGCGTTCTTTGCCCATTACTAAATAAACTATCCCTTCTGTTGTTTCTATTTCATATGTGTGCTGTTCCATTTTTTCCTTTCGTTGCTTTATTTATTATACTTTAATTATAACAAACCAAAAGCAATAAGTCAATAGGTTTTTATGACTTTTTTGCAAAAGTTTTCCACAGCTTAAAATTCAATACGCTTTTTACTTAAATCGTCTATACTATATCTGGCGCTATCGAGTAAATGGTCGTTGCCATCTTCTGGCTCATCTAATATCTCACCGCTGCGCTTTTTACGCCAAGCATAACTCAAATATTCACGCTTTAGATTCTGTCCACAATACACTATCTGCCTTTGGCTTACTCGGTCTATACCACGTTTCACCGAGCCGGGGTTTTTATCAGCACCTACAATTCTAAACCCAGCATTTTTAATCTCAGCTATAATTTCAGGCCGAGCCGAATCCGCCACGATCAGCACATTTGGGTCTATATTTTGCGACATTAAGGTTTCTGCATATTGGCTACCTAACATACCTTTTTTGTATAATAACTCCACTATACCGATCTTATTTTCGCCTAAATCATATATTGCGACCATAGCCGTTTCGTCATTGCTGAAGCCGAAATCTAGACCATAGCGCACCAATTTCCCTTTTTGAATTTCTTCCAAACTCGTTTCTTCCCAGCCTGAGTACACATTCCCCTCAAGCGAGCCAATCTGACCCAGACCATACACAGTCCAATAGTTAGATGGTTCTTCCCCAACTTTTGGTTTATGGCTTTCAATATTCTCAACTAATTGTTTAGGCAAAGCCTCGTTGTCCATATAAGTCAATACCATAAAACTCGTGCGGTCTTTATGTTTACCCTCTACTAGTTCTTCGTGCGCCCAGAATTTACTAGTAGGGTTATAATCTATAATCACAAAATCCTCAGTTCTACTTGCCAATTGGTCAAACGTTTCGTAAGTGAACGCATTAGCCTCATTGACAAATAGCACGTCACGAGATAGGCCATGCGCTTTCATCTTATCAATAGAGCGAAATTGTATCACTGAACCATTGCTAAACTCATAGTTAAGTTCTGTCTTATTAAACTTTTCATCATTCCACCTATTCGTCCCTTGCATAATCTTCTTAAAATCGTCGATAGGCCCATCTTTAAGGTGGCCATAAGACTGGCCTACTACCGTTATTTTAGAATTCTTATAACTTTCAGCATACCCAGTCAGAACCGTCATTATCGCCATAGTTTTGCCAGCACGCATTCCCCCCTGTATCACTTTGTAAAACGTAGGTTCAAAAACGATTTGTTCTATCTTATTTAGAGCTGTTGTCCTCGCTATCATCGCCACTCCAACCGCTAGCTCTTATAGCTCGCTCTTGTTTCTCGGCTTCAGCCTTAGTCTTGTATATTTTACCAGATTGGCCGAATTGCCAACCGATTATTTTTCCCCCTGCACTTCTAACTGCGTGTACTGGCATGATTCCTCCTTTTCTTTTATTATAACACGCTCTCAATCACTCGCACCTTTTTCTTGTCCACTAATTCTCTAGCTCGTTCTAAACTAACTTCCCACGCAGGTGACCAATTAGAAACATTTTTACCAAGTTCTATGTCATAATATGAGCATATTGCCTTTACAATGACTTTCTCAGGCTTATAAACATACTCGCTAGGTTCTTTTACTAAAAGTCTATCCCAACCATCTTTCGGCGGTTTGTATGCAAATTTTTCCGTTGGCTCAAATATCTTTTTAGCTATTTCGTCTACATTACCACAATCCCAATCAAGAACCAACTCGGCACATTTAGGTATTTTGAATTCTTTTGCTACTGTAAGCGGTGTTCTGACAATACGCACACCATAACCTAATGCCTCATTTATTGTATAACAATATGACTCCATGTTATTGCTCAATTGCACTAACCAATCTGAATCAGCTATATAATCCCTCACATCAGGACGAGGTTTCATTAAAGCAACATTCGGCGAATTTATCTCAAAATCAACATTATTAGTATATATCGTCCATAAATAATGCCGCCCAGTTTGCGAACAATATCTATCGAGAGCCTCAATTAATTTTATAGTTCTATCCCCACCCTTAGTTTTGTCGTCCAATCTACAAGCCGAGATTAATCGCATTACTTTTTGAGGTTTTTCAAGTGTCAAAGGATTGTAACATTGTATAACGGGTTTGTCTACATTTTGCACCTCTTTTTGTTTTTCTATCTGACTAACTGCATATTTGCTCACCCCCAAAATCTTATCTATTTTTGGATGATCTATTGGTGGCTGATACCCTAATTCCTGATAAATAGCATGACAAATAAAAATATGCTCATCAGCTTCAATCTGGTCTATAGCGTCAATATTAAAATTATAAAATGCTTTCTTAGCTTTATATACTACACCACGCTTTCTTCTTACGCATTTTACTATTTTTTTTAACCTCATCAATTGGTCAAAATCAGCGTCATCATATAATACCATCAAATCATATTTATGATATTTTTTAGCCATCTCGTACAAAAACTGTTCAGTACCCCCAATACGACATATTCTCCTAAAATAGTAGATATTGGCATGGTATATATTATTCTCCATCTATGACCTCACCGTTCTTTACACGCTTCGTTAAATCTACCAGTGGCGTTACATCAGCAACTTCGGCTTGAATCTGCTCTTTCAATTGGCCACGGAGTTTAGCTAACAATTCAATCGCTTTAGTGTCACCGTTTTGCGCTTTTAGATTGAGCCGGAACATCATGCCAACATCATTAATCATATCATCATCAGCAATACCAGCTTTACGCATAATCTCTCGGTTTTTCTCTGATTTTATATCAAGCCCCCCTATCATTTCGCCAATTTGCTTGAGGGTTTTTTTCTGACGTCTAGCTTCACCACTAGCAATGCCACCTTTCGACGCTTCTTCAACGGTTAGCTTATGTGCTTGAGGTATCAGGTTTTGTTCATTTGCCATAGCATAACCCTTTCACATCTGGTTTGAAGTCACCTTTTATAATATAACAA